GTTGCTAAATTAGACCCTGGAAGAACTGCCTCTGAACACATTAAATTTAACTTCCCTTGATTTAACGAAGTTAACGTGATACCATTACTTGCTAAAAAACCATCAAAACCACCACCAGGTTTTGGAATTGTAACTGCAAAATGAGATGTAAGTGCAGGTCTTAATAAGTTTAATTTAATGTCTGCAATAGTTTTTGGACTAGGCATTTATAAATACTTTTTGATCTTTATATATTATGTAGTAGAGATAATGGGAGAAAGTTTAAAGAGCAGATATAAACCATCATACCCCCAAAAATATATTGGTGACTCAACTAATATTGTTTGTAGGAGTAGTTGGGAAAGGAAATTCTGTTATTGGTGCGATCTAAATGAAAATATAATTGCGTGGGGTAGTGAAGAAATTCGTATCAAATATTACGACCCAGTAAAACAAAAAGTAAGAACATACTTTCCAGATTTTATTATCAAAGTGAAAGAGCAATCTGGAGAGATTAAAAAATATATTATAGAAATCAAACCACAAAAACAAACGGTGGAACCAAAACCAAGAGCAAGAACAACTAAATCATATCTATATGAGGTTTATACATATGCAACCAATCAGGCAAAGTGGCGAGCGGCAGAGGAATTTTGCAAAGATAATATGATTGGATTTAAAATCATCACAGAAAATGATTTGGGAATTAAGTAATGGCAGAAGGTTTTGGTCAGTATGTTGGTGTTCCTCCAAGAATGAGAGAGTTAAAAAGAAGAATTGACGAAGAAGGAGCACGAGATCCAGAAGACTTAATGTTGATTATTACAGATGTATTAAAGGAAGAAGTATTGTATCCAGAACCAGGTAAGTTTTATACGTTCATTTACAATCCAAAGACACCAAAGATTGAGTATGACCAACACCCTTTGATTGCTTGCACTTCATTAGAGAGATGGGGATTTAAAGCAATCAATTTTCACTGGAGACAAGGAAGACAATATACCTGGGAAGAGGTTGCAGGTAAACTTCATGTTATAAAATATGAAGAACTTGATGAGATGCTTTCTATAAACTATGCAAAGTTACGTCTAAATAAATAAAGGATTTTTGTTTAGTAGCATATTCAATGGCTTCATTTACTTGTCCACGCGGTGCTATTTGTCCTCCTTCAGCAGGTGAACCGATAGGTGCAAATAAAACTCAAATTTATTACTCTACAGCAACAACAGTCACTCAGGGATCTGATGGTAAAGTGAATGGGGCAGAAAGAGTTTTGTATATTGAGAAAAATGGCAGTTATCAACCAGCAGCTATATCAAAAGACAGTGGAAAAACCTATCAGTTTTCAGATCCAAAATATCCTTTGATGGATGGAGTTGCTGGTGCAGATTTGCAAAACGATCTTAATAATCC